CATCGAGGAATAGCGTTCGTCAGGGGAGGTTGATTCGCCATGCCTACTCAGGCAACGGTCCCCGCCCAGGCTGTCCCTGCGGCTGAGGACAAGCGGAAGAACTCCGAGCGAATCCTCGACTCTCTCGCGCAGGCGAAGACCCGCGAAGACGCGCTCTCGACCGAGGTTGCGTCGCTCAAGGGTCGCCTGGAGAAGCTCGAGGTCCGCGAGGGGCCGCCGCACACGCGCGTCGTGTCCGTGCCCGGCACGGGGACCGACGACCCGGGGAAGTTTTCCTTCCACCGGGCGATCGTCGGGATCATCGGCAAGCGGTGGGAGCACGCCCCGTACGAGAAGGAGGTCTTCGATGAGGCGCGCAAGCAGTACCTCGGCAAGGCCTCCTCGCTCGCGAATGACGAGAGCCTCGGGTTTCTTGTCCCGTCGCAGGTGATGCTCGAGCAGATCGTCCCGCTCCTCCGACCGAAGCTCGTCCTCGAGAAGATGAAGGTCGAGATGTTGGTCGGTCTCACCGGGTCTCCGGTCGAGATCCCGCGCGAGACGGCCGGCGGGACCTTCGTCTGGGTCGGCGAGTCGACGGCGCCGACGTCGGCGCAGATCACCGACATCAAGGTCGACATGATGCGGCTCCGCCCGCACAAGGGCATCGTCGTCACGAAGTTGTCGAACACGCTGCTCCGCCTGAACGGGTCGATGGTCGACCAGCTCGTGCGGCGGACCATCGTCGAGGACATGCGGCATGGTCTTCAGAAGGCGTTCTTCAATGGGACCGGGGCTGACGGGCAGCCGCTCGGCGTCTTGAACGCGGTCGGGATCAACACGTTCGCGGTCGCCGGATTCGTTCCGACTGACCTCGACGCGATCCTCTCCGAGATCGAGCAGGACGACGGCGACTCGGACGACATGAGCTGGGTGTTCCACAGCCGGGTCATGAACAAGATCCGGACGCAGACGTACGACCAGGCCGGGGCTCCGATCGACTCGCGGCGGCTGTTCTTCACGGACGGCAGCCCGATCAACAAGATCGGGCCCATGCTCCTCGGCTTCCCGTTCTGGGTGACGAACGACATGCCGATCGTCGCTGGTGCGCCGGATACGGGGGACATCCTGCTCGGTCGGTGGCCGTCGACGAAGCTTGCCCTGTGGGCGTCCATGGAGATCCTCGCGACCAAGGAGGGCGGCGACGCTTTCCTCAACGATGAGACGTGGGTCCGCATCGTCAGTGAGGCGGACGTTGGTTTCGCGCTGCCGAAGGCAATCTGCGCCGGCACCGGCGTTGAGGTCTGAAAGGAGGACAACATGTCAAGCAACCAGATCATCAGGCAGGGCGTCGTCAAGCAGCTCATCGTCCCGCAGACGGCGACGACGACCGTCACCGGCGTCGGTATCGACCGCAAGGGCTACGACAACGCGACGATCATCGTTTCGATCGGGGCGACACTCACGACGACCGAGACGCTCTCGATCGCCATCCAGGAATCAGACACGGTGGGCGGGACCTACGCCGCCATCACCGGCGCCGTGTTTCCCAACTTCACGGGCACCGATGACAACAAGACCGCTATCGGTGCGATCGACCTGAAGAAGCGGAAGGCGTTCATCCGAGCGGTGGGCACCATCGCCGGGACTACCCCGTCGTTCGCGGTCAGCGTCGAAGCGCTGCTCAGCAACGCGCCCGCGTCCATCGCGGACGCAACCCACGGCGCGACCCCAGCCGGGCTGAGGTTCAACGTGTAGAGGAGATACCCACGCATGCCGATCCGAGAGAAGTCAGACCCGTACCCGACCGATCATCGCGCGAAGCGTCCCTACCGCGTCCGCGCCGGTCATCACCTGCACTGCCGCGACGACGCGCACTTCCATCCCGGCGAGGTAGTCCACCTCGCCCCGGAGCGCGTCGCCGCAGGCATGCGGCACCTCGTCGAGCCGCTCGAGCCGGAGACCGTCGCCGGCGCTCCGGTCGCAAACGTCTCCAAGACGCGCGCGATCGCGTCCGCCCCGACCAAGCGTGTTTTCGTCTCGTCGGAGCTTGGAGGCACGTAACCCGTGGACCTCACCACCTCGATCAGGGTCAAGCGGCTCGTCGACATCGACAAGCCGGACTGGGACGAGCTGATCCTTGACATGATCTCGGCCGTTTCTGCCGAGGTCGAAGGTGTCATCGATCGCAAGACCCTGATCGGGGCCTACACCGAGCACTTCGACGTCCCGCTCAACGGGTCAGACCAGGTGTTCTCTCTCGAGGCGTACCCGGTCACGGCGGTGACGACGGTCCACTACGACCCGGACCGCGAGTTTGCCGCCGCTGATCTTCTCGACGCCGACGAGTACGCGCTCATGAAGAACGGGCGCACTGGGCGTCTCCTCGTGTTCTCCGAGCTTGGCGCCTGGCCGTCGGCGCTCAAGGTGGTCTACACCGGGGGGATGTCCACCGATACCAATGACTTCGTGAAGGACTTTCCGCAGATCGCCTACGCGGTGGACCTCCAGGTCCAGTTTCTCTTTCAGCGGCGGCGCGACCTCGGCGTCGCGTCGATCAGCGGCAACGCCGGCACGGTCACCCACGAGCGGATCGCGCTCATGCCGATCGTCCGCGAGATACTCGAGCCGCACCGGAGGCACGCCTACCGATGATCCAACCGACGGTGACGATAGACGGCAGCCTGCTCCGGCGCGTGCTGCGACTCGCCCCGACGCGTGCGTTCGAGGCCACGCGCGCGGCGTTCCGTGAGATCATGCTGGGCTTCCACGCGCGGTTTACCAAGGAGCGGCTGTCGAAGGCCGGGGGGACGGGCGGGCGGCACAGAGACCCGCGGCCTGGGCTATTCGCGCGCACCGGGTCTCTCCGCCGCGCATTCATCACGCGCGTCACAGGGTCGACGATGCAGACGCTCGTCGGCGAGGCGGGGTTCATCGACCCGTTCGCGGCGAAGATCGCCACCGCGCACGAGAAGGGCGCGACGATCACGCCGAAGCGGGCGCAGTACCTCAAGGTGCCACTGCCGGGCGCGCTCACGCCGGCCGGGGTGATCAAGGCCGCCGCGCTCTCTCGCGCCGGGACGTTCATTATCAAGGGGGTGATCATGTCGAAGGCCGGCGTGCCGCTCTTCGCTTTGAAGAAGTCCGTTCGCCTTCCGCCGCGGCTCGGCTTCGTCCGGTTCTGGCGCGAGGACCAGGCGCTCGACCGGCTCCGGCGCGACATCCTCCAGCGGCGCCTCGAGGCGGCGATCAAGAGGGCGGGATGACGCATGCCGACGCACGTCCGCAACGCTGTGGCCGCCAAGGTCGAGGCGGCGCTGAAGACCATCGGCACCGTGTCCGGCGGGCCGTGGTTCCTCCAGGCGACGCCGAGCGTGAAGAGGTTCTCGGGCGACATCCTCCGCCAGGAGGAGTTCCCCGCCGTCTGGATCATTACCGCCGGGGAGGCGCTCACGGACGGGCCCGACCACGGATCGACCCAGGGTGTCTACTCGTCCGTCCTCAGGATCGAAGTCCACGCATGGACGCTCGCGTACGACACGGACGTCGCCGTGTCCGGCCTCCTCCACGACGTCATGAAGGCACTCGGGAAGGACCGCACGTTCTCCGGCACGTGCGTCAACTCGCGGATCACCGGCAACGAGACGCTCATCTCCGAGGACGATCAGCCGCTCGGTGGATTCGTGCTCTCGCTCGAGGCGCTCTACCGGCACAAGGCGGACGATCCCGCCGTGAAGATCCCCTGATGCCGTCGTTCACGATCACGGTGGCGAACACGCACGCGACGCGGTCGCTCAAGCAGTTCCGTACGGTCGCCTATACGCTCGACCACGCGGCGCTCGTGACGAAGAAGATCAGCCGCGCCGACGGGAGGGACATCCGGATCGTGCACGGCACGTTCGGCGAGCTGGTCGTGCACGTGCAGGACCCCAACACGACTTCGACGCGGGTCTACTTCGCGATCGTGACGCTGATCGCCCCGTCTGGGAGCGATGCGCTGTACACGATGATCTACGGGGACCTCTCGCGGCCGGACCCGACGCCGATCGGCGCAAGGGACAAGAGCTTCATCGATCCAGCGACCGGGGACCTCGCATCGCCGCGGACGCAGCCGTTCATCGTCTTCGACGACTTCAAGCACAAGTACACGTCGCCCAACTGGGTGGCCTACGCGGACTCTGACCCGCTCGATCCTGACCTGTGGACGGTGCGCTCTGGTGCGTCCTATCTCGTGCGGATCGTTGGCGGCATCGCGCGTCTGCGGGCGACGCTCGGGCAGTCCGTTCCGGATTGGGCAGAAGCGACGATCTTCAACGGTGGAGACAACCGGACGCGCGTCCGGTTCCAGATCGATGGGACACCTTCGAGCTTCGCCGGCGGAGGGTTCCTGCGCCGCACCGCAGCTTCGACCTTGACCTGCTACTCGGCCGAGCTGGGGGCCACGGCGGCCGCCGGCCGAACGCGCGAGTGGGCCGCTGATACGCCGGCTGATCTCGCTACTGGGACCCTGCCCGGCGGCACTGCGACCGGGCGGAAGGTCGAGGCATGGATCGGTGCGCTCGGGACCGAGATCCAGGGGAACGTCGACGGGCTCGCGCTCTCCACCACGGACGCGACGCTTACCACGGGCGGCCACGGCGTGATGTCCATTGCCGGCGGCACCGGCACGTTCGACGTCTTCACGTTCATGGCCGAGGAATGGGACGGCGTGCCGGACGGGAACGTGTCCGTCACCGGGACGCCGCCGCAGCTTGGCATCCCGGCCTGCGTCGGTTTCCCGATCACGGAAGCGATCGTCTACCCGCTCGCGGTCAATGCGTTCCCGGAGCATCTCTCTGTTCGCCGCCAGCGGCTCGGTCAGTTCGATGTCGGCGGATACGAGTTGCGGTTTGGTGCGATGGCCCCGGAGGACTACTACGAGCTGATCGCGTTCTACGCGGAGCAGGGCGGCGGCGTCGGGCTGTTCTCGTTCGCCCCGCCCGGGGAGTCATCGTCGTTCTTCCGGTTCCGTCCTGATTCGCTCGTGACGACCAAGGAATCGTTTTCTCATTTCCGCGCGGAGGTCGCGCTCGAGAAGCTCAAGGCATAGGAGGCCATCACCATGGCGGCAGGAGATCCGAGGCTATCCAGGAGACGCCAGCTCGGGGCAATAATCGAGACGACCAAGGGGACGTTCGTTGCCCCGACTGAGCGCAGATTCCTAATCATCAGCCCGCGCATTACCCCGGACTACGGATCGTTCACGCGCGAGTTCCTACAGGCGAGCATCTCGCGGAAGGGCCACGTCATCACGTCGAAGCCAGTGAATCTGTCGTTTACGCTCGAGGTGCGGCGCACATTGACAGGTAGTACTGTGGACGCCGTCGACATTCTGTTGCAGGGATGCGGGCTTGCTTCGGCCGCGCTCACATCGCCGACAAGGCGCAACTACGTTCCAGTTTCCGCGTTGTCGGCTCAAAAGACGCTCTCCATGACGCTCAACATGGACGAGTTCCAGGTGTCGATACGAGGAGCCATCGGCAACGTGCAGTGGGTAGGCGTTGTCGGCCAGCCGATGCTCATGGAGTTCGAGTTCCGCGGCCTGCTCGAGACGGCTGGTGATGTGGCTCTCGCGAGCATCACGCATGAGGTTGGCGTCCCCATCGCGTTTCAGGGTATCAATCTTAGCTTCGAGTCTGACACGAACGTCTGCGTGGCGAACCTGAGGGCGAACCTCGGGAACCAAATCGTGCCGTTCATGTGCGCGAACAACTCGACCGGGATCAAGCACTTCCTCATCGGATCACGCGACGGTGAGCTGACGCTCGATCCGCAGATGACGCGCGAGGATGAGGGGCCGAACTACTGGGATCTCCTCGAGGCCGGGACGGAAGTCGCCGTCACATTCAAGGAAGGCGTCGCCGCCTCGAGTAAGTGGGACTTCTCGATCTTGAAGGCGCAGATCAAGAGCCTGTCGGACGACGAGCGGGACACGATCGCTGTGGCCGGGCTCACCTGCGGGATGAATCAGACCTCCGGCGATGACGAAATCGACATCGACCTCTCATGACCCACACGAAAGGAGCCGATCCATGGTGCGAGCAGTTGATCCGAGGTCCACCTGGGACTACGTCCTCCTCGCGGAGCGCGAGCTTCCGCCCGAGGAGCGGACCACGTTCCGTCTCCGCCCGCTCACCGCGCGCGAGCAGGCGCAGGTAGAGGACACCGCGCTCACGACCGGCCCGGACGGGCGGGTCTACAGCCTCAACACCGGGACGCACGCGCTGACGATCCTGCGGCTCGGCCTCGTCGGCTGGGAGGGCTTCGCCGATGAGGACGGGCGGCCGGTGCCGTTCGCGAAGAACGGTTCCGGCACGGTCTCCGAGGCCTGCCTCGACGCGATCCCGTCGCGGGTACGCCACGAGCTGGCGAACGCGATCACCGAGCAGACCAAGGTCTCCGAGGGCGACCGGGGAAACTGATGGTCCTGGCGGAGCTGCTCGCACGGCGCCGCCGGGACGTACCACCGGATCTACCGCGCGCCATGGTCGAGGTCGGGAACCTCTACCACGACTGGGAGGCCGGGCGTCTCCCGGTGGCCGGCGGCGTCCTCGACCAGTCGGCGTGGTTCATTGAGGCCATGCGGGTGCTACAGGCGCGGATCGGCGAATTCCACGAGGAGGATCTTGCCCGGGCGCGGATCGGTGCGCCGCGTCGCGAGGCCGAGGACGACGCCGCGGCCGGCCGGCGGATGAGGAGGGCTTTCGGCTGTGGCTGATGTCCCCCTCACGGTCCAGATCCGGGCGATCGACCACGCCACGCGCGTGTTCGGGACGGTAGGGCGGGCCGCCACTGGATTCACCCGGATGCTGACGGGCGCTTTCAGGTCTACATTGCGACAGGTGTTCTCACTTCGATCGGCGCTGCTCGGGCTCGGCGCCGGGCTCGGCGCCCGCGAGGGGATCAAGGCATTCTCCGGATTGGAGCTTGGTCTCGCGAACGTGGCCGCGCTCACGGAGGATGCGCAGGCTCGCATCGGCGAGATGGGACGTGATCTTGAGCGGATCTCGCGCGAGACTGGGCAGGCCATCGATTCGCTGACCAAGGGTCTCTTCGATGCTGTCTCGGCTGGCGTGGCAGCGGCCGATGCGACGAAGGTTCTTGCCGTGGCTGCGGATCTCGCCACCGGCGGCGTGACGACGACAGCCTCATCGATGAAGGGCCTCGTGTCGATCATGAACGCCTACGGGTTGGCGGCAACCAGTGCGCGTGACGTCAGCGACGCGCTCTTCCAAGCGCAGCGAATTGGCATCACGACCGTCGAGCAGCTCTCGGAGAGCATCGGTAAGTCTGCGCCGATTTCGCGCCTCGCTGGCGTAGGCTATGCCGATCTTCTCGCCGCTGTAGCGGCTCTGACCCAGGGAGGATTCAGCACAGACGAGGCCATGACGGCTCTACGGGCGACGCTCATCTCAGCGATCAAACCGAGCGAGGACGCGAAAGCGACATTGAAGAGGCTTGGCATCGAGTTCAACACGACAACTATTCGGACGCGTGGTCTCATCGGGCTGTTTGATGAACTGGCCAAGCGGGCTGATCTGACCGAGGCAGAAATGGCTTCCATCGCCGGATCGGCGCGCGCGTTCTCTGGCGTGGCCAGTCTCGCCGCCGACGGTGCATCTCGGTTTCGAGCTGCACTGGAGACGATGCAGAATCGCGTCGGGGCGACGGACCGAGCCGTTGGCATCATCTCCGACACACTATCGAAGCGTTTCGCGCGGGCCATCGAGTCTGTCAAGGGTGGGGTCGTCGCCGTCGTGGCCGAGATGAGGAGTAACCTGACAGATGGGATCTCGATTCTGGAGGAGTTCGGCAACTCAATCAGGCGCAACGCATCGCGCATTGCTGCCGTGTTGAAAGGCATCGGGGAGTCCATCCGCCTCGCGTTCAATGTGATCCGCATCGCATTCGAGCGCGGCGAGATCGTGCAGCTCGTCACCGCCAGCTTCGGGGCGATCGCCGAGGTCATGGTCAAGACCATGGTCGATGCGGTCCCGCTAATCATCGAAACGGCTGTGCTGATTGGCCGGCAGCTCGGGGCCACGATAGTTCAGCAGTTCTTCATATCAACGAAGGAGCAGCTTGCGCTCGGACTGGCCCGAGGAGACCTCGCCGCGCAGTTCATCGATTTCATAGGACTCGTGCCCGAAGAGGTCACTGACAAGTTGAGAGGCATAGGTCAGAAGATCATGCGCCAACAGGAGTTGATAGCGCGTGAGATGGGCTTGATCACTCCGGTGGAAGAGGAGAGACTCATTCGTCTTCGAGGCGAGCTTGAGAGATTCTTTGAAGCGATGCGAACCGGGGCACTCACCGGGACGCGTGAAAATGAGGCCGCATTACGCTCCATCCAGCGTATCCAGGAAGAGATATCGCGTCTCGAGGCGCCGCGCATACCTGTAGTGACGGTCGGAGTAGAGCAACTCAAGAAGGAGCTTGAAGATATCAGGGGAGGACTTGGCGGAGAGCGGCTCACCGAGGGCCTGTTTGAGGCCGATGTTGTGAGCATCAAACGTGGGGCTGAGAGCCTGGCTGAAAATGTTGTCGGCAATGTGAAGGTTGCACTTGCCCGTGCTGCTAAAGGACTCTCTCCCGAGCTCGCCAAGGCGGTAACGGATCTCGTCGGGTTCGTTACATCCGGATTCGCAGCGTCGTTCAAGGCCGCTGGGCTGCGCGACGTGACGCGCGCCATTGGTGAAACATTCACCGAGGCTGCATCAGGCATCGGCGAGCTGTTCGAGACGAACCTGATCGGCCCGCTCGCGGCCGCCGGCCGTTCGATCGGTACCGCTGTCGGGCAAGCGTTCGGCAAGGCATTCGGCGAGGAAGCCAGTGGGGCCACGACGGCGCAGCTCACGACAGAGCAGCTCGCGTCGCTGCGCGATTTCGAGGACCAGGTGCGGCTGCTGCGCGTCGGCGGCGCGGACCAGCAGGTCGAGGGTATCCGCATCTCGCTTGAGCGCGAGCTTGCAGAGTTCAAGCTGCTCATGGAGCAGAAGCTCATCACGGCGGCGCAGTTCGAGGAGGCGCGGGGACTGCTCACCGAGGAGGCCGCGGCGAAGATCAGGGCGATCGAGGCCGAGCTTGCCGAGTTCGCCGGCATCAAGGTGCAAGAGATCGTTCAGACGCTCTCGTCCAACTTCACCGAGTTTTTCCTGACGCTCAGCCGCGGGACTACTACGGTCAAGGAGGCATTCCGCCAACTCGTCACCGGCATCCTCGAGCAGCTTGCGCGACTGGCGCTCTCTCGCGCCTTCACGTCCTTGTTCTCCGGGCTGTTTGGGCTGCCACCGACGGCCGGTGCCGCCCGCGGAGCGATCTTCGAGGGCGGATTCCATCCGATCGCCAAGCTTCAGTCAGGTGGCCTCATCAATCGCCCAACGCTCGGCCTGGTCGGCGAGGGTGGACGCTCCGAGGCCGTGGTCCCGCTCCCGGACAATCGCCGCATCCCGGTGCAGTTCGTCGGCCCGGTCTCACCGCGCGAACGCGCCGCCGGCGCGACGATCACCACTAACATCACGTTCCGCATCTTCGCGATGGACGGCAAGGACGCCTCCCGCGTCATCGCCGAACAGGCAGAGACCATCAAGGCGGTCGTCATTCGGTCACTCAACACGGACGCCGGATTCAAGCGCGCCGTGGCCGCGAGGGTCTCCTGATGCCGGTCCTCATGCAGCAGGATGTCTTCAGCCGGGTCGGCGCCATCGGCTCGCAGTGGACCGAGTTCCAGTCCGCGTTCAACCTCAACGGCGACGTGGCGCGCCCGCAGTCCGCGCACGGAGCGGCACCGGCCTACACGCCGCTCGAGTACCGCGCCACGTTCGACACGTACGACCCGAAGGCATCGCTCCCGCAGCCGACGATCGTCCAGCCGCCGCCGGGGATGCCTGTGCTCGACTACTCGGCGTCCGTCCTCGCCATCATGCCTTCTACGCTGCCGCCGGTTGGCAAGGAGCTTGAGATCGGCGTCTCAATGCTCAGCGATCTCGCCGCGGCGACGTCTACCTACGAGTGGTCGTACCACATCGACACGGCCGGCGTGCATCGGCTTCGTTTGATCCGTCGCGACTTCAACGCCGCCGGGGCTACCACGGCCAAGCTGCTCATCGCGACGAACTCGCCGCTGACGCCGCTCACGGCCGG